AAGGATCAATGTCAACATCTACTGCACGTCTAAAACCAGCAAGTCCATTTCCTACATTATCTGGGTTTGGAATTATTTCTTCATCATTGTTATCCGATATTCCAGCTCCGAATTGTATTTCTAAACGATTGTCACTTCTTAAACGAGTTACATAACGTTTAGCAGTTTTCTTCATTTTTAACAAACTAGGACTAGAAGAACGATATTGATATAAGTCTGGATCATTTTCTAATAGATTCGGTACATTTTCAAAAATAGTATCTTGTGCTAAATATGGCACTTCATACCAATTATCACCATCCGATTCTGTTATTGAAATTACTTCAACAATATTTGTATCTGGCAATAAAATTTTATCATATGGTACGGGTGTAGTAAAACTAAATGTTGCTGTTTTAATCTCACCCGATACTGCACGTACTTGTTTTTTCAACAAATAATATGTTGGTAATTTTGTAGTAGGATCTGATTCATAAATAGTTACTTCAGTTGTGTCTATAGATGATGAAAAATTAAAATCTACACTATCCAATGTTCTAAATACAGCAGGACCGTTATTTTGCTTAACACGCAAACCCGGTTTAATTGATAATGCATAGTTAAAATCTGGTGCTACTGATGAACCTGATCCAATAGAAGGTACCAATTGAAATATATCTAGTGCTACATATGCAGGTACAACATTATTTGGATTATATCCTAATGATTTTGCAATATCATATATATTAGAACGTTCCGATGCTTGTTCTAATAAAGATTCTTTTAAATTAGTATCAGAATAATATGATAATACATCTCCTACATAAGATGCTAATTCTAAAAATATCATCCCAGGCGCAGATTCGTTAAAATCCGTATAGGTATCTGGGAAATACTGTTTAGTAAAATCAATAAGGCCTTTTCTAAATTGACCAAAATCTTTTCCTAAATACGTAACGTCTTTTTTTGTTTCCATGCTCTTATTGTATTGTTAAGTTAGTACTATCTACAAATATTACAATTGTATTTAAATTATTAGGATCTTCCGCTGGTAAAATTTGAAATGAAATCTTTATTTTTACCTCACAATTCAATGTAGGATCATCCTCTGCGGTAGTTGTTTGTATGTCAACTATAGAAATTTGCGGTAACCAATATGATACTGCATCTGTAATAGTTTCACTAACTTGTTCTTTTAAATATGATGTATTGGGTTCAAATATTAATGCTGGCAAATTTGTGCCAAAGTTATAATGATAAAAACGTTCTCCTTTATATGTTAAAAGTAAATTTTTAAAATTACTAATTAATTGTTCTTTAGTAGTATATGTACCTGACATTAATCCAGCACGACCATTAAATGGGAATTGTACTCCAATTCCTATATTAGATTGTTGCTGATTAACATCATTAATATTTACTATCTGATATGGCATTAATTACCCTTTTTCTTATTCATTGCTTTCATCAAAGCTGAATAGTCACGTGTCATTGCTTGTTGTACTTCAGTAGGAACTTCGAATACTTTACCCGTTTCTGGGTCTTCCATTACTTTAGGTGCAACTGGTACTAATCCCATAGACTCTTTCATGTTCTGACGCATCATTCCAAAACCTTGTGCATCTGCCGATGTCATGTGAATTTCTTCCATTCCTTCATTCATTATATCTGCAAAACTATTCATTGCCATTGGTCCTTGTTCCATCAATGCATCTGTTTCATTTAGAATCGATGCCCATTTATTATCAGTAAATTGAACTTTAGATTTCTTTGCTGGTGCTGGAGGTGGATTTCTATGACCCGGCATATTTGTTGTACGAGCAGGTTGTTTCATCTCCGTAATTGTAGATTGTAAACCTTCTCGAAGAATTTCTGTTAATTCTTCTTTAATAACCTGACGTACGGCTACTTTAAGTGCTTTTATAAGTGTTTTTGAATCCATATTATTATTTTTATATAAATATTGTAAATATTAATTTATAGGTGATTACCATTCTGATGCTGACAATTTCGGTCCATATACAGTAGATGTACTTAAATCAATATAATAATCACCTATTTTCCCAAGGTCTGCTGCAGGTAATCCATTGTCTTGGTATACTTTGCTAGGCGCCTCTTGCAATGAACTTAGTAAGTCTCTTTGTTGCTGTAAAAGAAGTTCTATATTGTCAGAACGTTCTTGTAAATCAGAATCTGATACATTTCTTTCATTATAAAATTCTGTAGCTACAAGATCATTGTAATCATTATTATCTTCATTTAAATTTCCATCAATTGGAATTTCTAAATTGTCAACTTCTCCATTACATGCCGATGATATTTTGCTAATAGCACTAGTAAGTGGCGGTACCAATGTTTGTATTTTTGCTAACAATGTTGTAGGAATAGATTCAAATTGTTTTAATGATTCAATTGCATTTACAATTGTAGCATCTTGTATAGCAGTTAATTGTTGTGCAATAAATACCGGAGCAGTTACTGGGTTTGATAATTGTGCTATAGAAATAGCAGATTTAATACCTTGTGCTATTCCGACTATATTTTTTACTGTATCAATTTTTTCTTGAACCTTAGGAATTTGATCTTGAACTTTTGTAATTTGCGTTTGTATTTTTTGTAATTGATCTTTGATTTGTTTGATCCTAGGATCATCACAATGTACATTTAATGGCAACTTAATAGAATCTTGCACAGTTTTATTTACTTGTTCTAACAAGATATCAGTCTGTTTATCAAATTCAGCTTGAATTAAATTAGCAGCCTTCCCAGGTAATCTAGGAATTCGATCTAACGGTGGAACTATCATATATTATTCCTTAATTTGTTTCTTTTGTAATAAAATATTTTGAACTATCTAATTTAGATAATAATGCTCGAGCTCGTTTGGCTTTTGCACCATTGTCAATGAATCCACCATTAGGTGCAAATCCATCTCCTACTTGTACTCCAGATAATATTTGATCAATTAAATAATTTAAGATGTCTCGTAATACATCACTATGAACTAAACCAATTGCAGCTTTATCATTTCCTAGTTTCACTTCTCCGTTTGTATTTAATATAATACCTAGTGGCGAATCAATAACAGCTAGATCTGTTTTTGCTTTTAAAATAATTCTATCAGCTGTCCCAATAAATTGTGATTTTTCAAATTGTGATTCTGAAGTAGATATTGTTATTGGATTTCTATTATTCGAATCTCCCAATAATATTGGAATTTTTTGTGTGCTAGTTAAATATACAGTAGCACCGTCTTGTTCTAAATCTTCTACAGTATATGAATCCTTTTTATATTTACGACCATTTGATAATACTATAATAGGATCTCCAGAAGTTAACCCAGCCCATGGTGTTGGTACAGAATATTTACCGCCAGATATAGTACTCGATAAACGTATACTATTTCCAAATCGACCTTCTACTAGTACATCCCCTTCATAAACTTGTAATGGAGAAACTTCCTGCTCTTTAAAAGATGATGGTGCAACATACGGTATCGTTGTTGTTGATATTCCTTCAAGGATATTTGCATTAACATTTGAATTAAGAGAAAATGGTGCAATATAATACCATTGCGGATAAATTGTTTCTGCGGTATTTTCAGCTGATAATCCATATACTAATAAAACATGTTCGCCAACTAACGGAACTTGTTTAATGTTTGTATTTAATGGTATTGCACGAACTTCCGGACGATTATAAAAATCAGTATATGTTTTTACAAATATTTCAAATTGATTTGTATCTGTATATTCATATGTAGATATATCAGGCGCCGAAGTTACCTCGCCAATGTGAAATGTTACACTATCCATTCATATCCTTGATCTGTATTTTTGATTTTGCTGCAGCGATACGTTCTTGCAAGATTTTATCATCTTGTTCAATATTATCTAGTTCATCTGATAATTCATCTGATAAAGTTTGTTCTGCAACTTTAAGTAGTTGTTGTTTTTCTTCATCACTTAATAACCCATCGGCACCGGAAATAGTTTGTTTAGTTGAAATATATCTTTGTACAATTGCAGTTAATTTAACTAAATGATCATCATTCTTAACAGCAACATCTAAATATTCTTTGATCAAAGGTACAATGATTGTAGCATCAGATGCATTTTTAATTAACGGTTGCAACTGAGCAATAAGTTGATTTATTTGTCTATCTTTCTTTTTAGAATTATGATAGACATCAGACATTAAGTCAGCAAACGTGGTGCCTTTGAATAGTTCATCATTCCTGTCCATAACGCAAATCCTTTAATATAAATATCAAAAAGGCAGATTTACGAAATTATTACGTTCATATTCCTTAAAACGGTCTTCATAGATTTGTTTGAGAACTTTGATAACACGAGTTATGTTAGTTGTTTCCAATCCCGTACGTTCTCTTATAAAAATATACAATGCTTTTTTGTTGAAGTCTTCAATATTTTCTCGAGTTTCAAAAATATGTAATATTGAGTCTGCAACATGTATATCAGTCGGGTTGGTAAATATGTAATTTAAATTGTTATAACAAAATTCAATATATGCATCCATAAAGTAATGCAATGTTTCTCGCATTTCTTCATTGTGAATTTCAGTTATGATATTTCTTTGTTCATCAATATCTAATTCCAATGTATCAGCTTTTAACTTGCTATATGCTTTTTGATTTTCTGCAATCAAATAATTAAATGATGTTCTAGTATAATAAGAATATGCTTTACCTGCTAATGGATTAAATTTATTTAAACGTTCCGTTAAATATGTAACAAGATCTGTTTGTAAATCTACAAATGTTGAATCAATATAAGTAGGTTTTACTTTATTTATTAGATTCTCTGCCATTTTCATGAAAGCAGGATATATAAATCTTCTATAAATTTTTTCTCGCAACGCAGGTTTGGATTCAGAGCGATTATATGCTGAAATAGCAAAATCTGTTATCTTTGTAAAATATACGTTACTCTTTTTCTTCGCTCGAGCCATTGAATTCCTGTTTTAATTCCGTTACCACTTCATTTAATAACGAAAACGTCGTCCCCGCCTCATCTTCTGATTCAAATGCACCTAAACGATCAATTTGTTTCATAGCATCATATGATTTTTCAATTCTACCATACATGTATTCATTGGTTGATTCTAATGTTTCGATGTATTCTTGTGAATCGGCTAATGCTCCTGCTAAGAACCAAACTCGATATCCTAAATAGCCAATTGCACTAAGAGATGCAATACTAATTAATATTGTTACCATATTATTCCTCGTTAAATGCTTTGAATAACTCTGTTAATGTCTTTTCAACATCTGGATTATTTTCAGCTAGATTTTTTAATCCATTACTTTTTTGCGTTTTACTTTTTTCAGATACTGGATTAGGAGATGTATTTTTATTGTTTCTCCAACGTTCATACTCTATAATAGATGCCATATGATCTGCGTGGTGTAAAATAATCGGTAAATTTGTTTTTAATTTTGCTTGAGCTGATCTAGCAACGAAATAAGGTTTATTTGCATCATCATACATACCGTCATGGATCTTAATAGCTTGATACTCATTCCAAGATACTTTAACTCCATATTCTTGTAGTAACCATAAAGATAAATCCGGTACCATTGCGAATGGAATATTTGAATTTGTCTTGTAAAGTTTACCTTGATTTTTACGATGCCAATCTGATGTTTCTACTTGATATACTTCATTACCATCACCTGGAAAACCTGACTTACCTAAATCATGATGCATTGCTGCAAACAATAACTCCTCTTCAGTATAACCAGACATATCTGCACCAGTAACTGTCCAAGTATTATGTAACGTTAATGCACAATCCATTACTCGAAGTACATGATCTACATAACCTCCTGAAAACGCATTATGAAAATGTTCCATGGAAGATGCTGGCATAAATACCATTCGGTCTTCTAATTCATCATACATTTTATTTAATGCATCTTTACGTGTAGGGAAGAACTGATTAACTAATTCTCGGTAACGTTCCCAATTTGATTTGATTTTTTCTGCTTCTAACATAAATTTATTATAAGAAATTATTTACGTATTTCCAAATGTTTACCATTTACCAATTTAGAAGTGCATTCCCAACAAGTTATAGCAGTTGCTTTTTCATCAACTCGTTCACATACATTGTCGCAATATTTGCACTGTAATCTTTTAAACCCCTTTGGCGGAGCTGTTGATTTTGATTTCATGTTTTTGGATTTTATTCGCGAGTTAAGAATTCTTTTGCTGACTCTAATTTTTTCATTGCACGATAAAGATTGTCTAACAAAGATGGTTTATCAATTTTACCTTCTTCTAGAGCTTTACCTGTTGCACGGATTGTTTCGCGCGCATCTTCAATATCGTCAGTGATTCGATTTTTGTTTTTCATTGTGCTTGTAGCCATATATAACCTTTTTTACTTATTAATATTATTTATTATAAATATATTATTCTAAAATTAATGATGTATTTTGACAACATTCTAAATTTAAATTGCCCCAAGATAATTCTTTAGCCTTTGCTTCAAC